GTTTCCCAGTCACGATCCCCCTCGATATTAATGGAAAAATAAATATTTAATTACCCAGAATAATAAGCGTAACAACGCAACGACCAAAGCAGCGCGGCTTTTAAAAAAAACTTGTAAAAAAATTATTTCTAGATAAACCTCAACACATGGAACAAATCGAATTTACATTTACCTTTAAAAAGGGAAAGTGTACCTACAGAATAATAGGTACATGCGATTCAAAACAATTTAAACAAATCCAAGAAGTACTTGGATTAAAAAGGAGTGAACCATGTTCAACAGTAAAAAAACAGCACAAGTAGACTTCGCACTATTCACGATCTACGACTCTAAGACACAAAGCTATCGTCCACCAACTGTAGCAGTTAACGATCAAGACATATTAAGAGGTATTTACAATGAATTCGAACAATCAAAAGAAAAGAATGGAATGTACGCAAACGCAGAGGACTATGCCCTGTACAAAATTGGACAATTTAATCAAAAAACTGGCCAACTCGAAAGCCATGACCCACTCCACGTCGTCAACTTCCACGAAATCCGATCGGCGATCCAAGCCAAAGATCCGGTCGCGAATAGTGCAGATTTAACAAAAATTTATGGAGAGCTTACTGAACTAAGGTCTCTTTTAGCACAAGCGCAAGCTATGGGAATCACTAAGGAAAGCGAAGGTTTTGACAATGTTCCAAACCTCCCAAAGATCTAAGGCATTAATACTTACTTGATTATATTAATGCCCACTGACACACTATGCTTCAACAAGGAGCAAGTAGTGAAACGAACCAGACTATCAGGTCGTAAGGATCGCAAAGTGTTTAGATCAACAGCGAAATCACATCCAGCAAACACCGTGAAAACCGTAATGAGAGGCGGCATCCGAAAATAACTCTCATGTTGTACTCCATCCGGGGGGGCTTCCATGGCTCCCCCATCCTTCAAAGACAGGCAATCAATGAAATGCGGCAACCCACTATTAGAAGGCAGAAAAGCAAACGGACTTAGATCATTTAGGTATTGGGACAAAGCAGGCATCACTGCAAGAGCGACAGCAATAAGAGTATTACCCTGCGGAAAATGCATTCACTGTAAAAAAGAAAAAGCAAGAGAACTAGCAATGAGATGCGTACTCAATGCATCAGTATATGACCACTCAATGTTCTTAACGCTCACCTATGACGAAAGTAAAAAGGGATACAAAAATACCCTTGATTATAAACAGATTCAAGATTTTAAAAAACGGTACAGGCAAAAAGTCTGGAGAGAAAAAAAACAGAGAATAGAAATATTTAATGTACATGAATATGGAAAGAACGGAAAAAAACACTGGCACCTATTGGTATTCGGACACACATTCGAAGACAAAAAAATACATACATACAAAAACGGCAACCCACTCTACCATTCAGAGGAACTAGCCAAACTATGGGAATACGGATTTAACACAATTGGAGACGTCACAGAAGCGTCTGCAATGTATCAAGCACAATATATGGAAAAGGATGTAAAAAATGGTAACACTGGTGACAGGAAGTGTAAATCAAATCACTCAGGCCTTGGTAAACAATATTTCTTGCGAAACTATCGCCAACTGCTTCAACTTGGTTACGTACCTTTTAACGGGTTTAAATACCCAATCCCTAGGTACTTTTACAAGTTGGCTCATCGTCATTGGTGTCATTTTAATGACCCAAGCTATTTTCATAATCTTCCCGACCGCAAAAAAGTTTATTCCAAACTCAGTGATCAAGAGGCTAATAAAGAAATTAGTGACTTATTTGATCAGTATAAAAAAAGAAAAGAAATAGCGATTAAAAGAATGGAAAGGAAATGGAAAGATGAAATAGATAAACACCTAGAAACCGGACAAGAACCAGAATTCGTGTATTCACTAGAAAACACACACCACAACATTAAACAAAAAGATAAACAGGAGAAATTTTAATGTTTCTATCAGCAGATACCGGCGCACAAAAACAATTTAGCCGTGTACCAACAATTAGCCACTCTCGAAACGCATTTAGCGTAGCCAGAACAATTAAAGGCTCTATGCAATTCGACAAACTATATCCCCTATTTTATCAATATGTACAACCAGGCGACACAATATCATATGACCACACGTCAATGATGAGGCTCGGAACACAAGTAGGAACTCTGTACGACGATCTATATGTTGATCTACATGCATGGTATGTACCATTCAGACTAATTCAAACAAACTGGGCAAGATTTCAATTCAACTATCAAGAAACACCAGGACAAGACAACTCGGCGCTAACTACACCTAAAATCGATTTATCAGGACTTACATCAGGGTGGACAGCAGGAGAAATGTACGACGTTGCAGGCGACTTCGGGGAACCTGGCATTAACTTGTCCTCAGCAACAACCCATATTAATAACTACCTTGGAAGAGCAATCAACCTAACCTGGAATCAAAACTATCGAGACCAAAACCTTCAATCGCCGGTAACCGTAGACCTCGACGACGGCCCGGACGATCCAGCAGACTACAAAACACTGCTACCTAGAGGCAAAAGACATGATAAATTCACCTCAGCACTCACATCACAGCAAAAGGGAACGTCAGTTACGTTACCACTTGGAACAAGCGCACCACTTGCAGAAAATACTGGAACGTTCTCGCCAGACAACTTTAGGTCTTCAATCAACGGAAACCAGCTCACCTCAACCACGGTTAACACTGACGGATCTGGACAATTATACGATCCCAATACTACTCACAACGCTTGGATTTCTGGTATTAATCAGAACTATTATGTGGATCTTACAAGCGCAATAGCGGCAAGCGTAAACAGCCTCAGAACATCTATTGCTATCCAACATCTACTTGAAGCAGACGCAAGAGGTGGCACAAGAGACATCGAGGCTATTCAAAACAGATTTCAAGTCACAGTGCCTGACTTCAGAGTGGCACGAGCTGAATATTGCGGTGGCGCTACATTCGACTTCGACGGACACGTAGTACCACAAACAAGCGAATCAGGAACAACTCCACAAGGCAACTTAGCTCAATTCTCACAAAACATGAGCAGCCTAAACGTCAACAAATCATTTGTTGAGCACGGCGTATACTTCCTACTCGTTAGCCTACGCAGCAACATCACTTATCAACAACACCTAGGCAAACACCTTCGCTACCAAACACGTTACGACTTCTACCAACCAGAATTCGCAAACATCGGTGAAGTAGCCATTAAAAACTCGGAAATTTTCTACCAAGGCACCTCGGCAGACGACAACGACTTCGGATTCCAAGAATACGGATACGAACTACGCTACCAAGATAACGCAATCTTTGGAGAACTCCGGTCAAATCACGCATCAAGCAAAGACTATCTCCACATGGCAGAAGACTTCGCATCACTACCAACATTAGGTAGCTCGTTTATCGAGTCAAACACACCAATTGGAAGAAACCTCGTTGTTTCACCTGCAACTGCAGACCCTGTAGAGGTGTCAATGATTACAAAAGGAAAAATCGCCAGAGTACTGCCTATGTTCTCAGTTCCAGGATTGGATAAACTATAATGCCATTCGGACCAATAGGCCAAATAATAGGCGCAGCAGTAATGGGGGGCGGCCAGGCCGCCGCCAACTACCAATCTACTAGAGACACAAATCGTGTTAATCGTTCTATGATGCGCGAAACGAACGAATTTAATCGTCAACAGGCAATTCAGGCACGAGACTTTGCCGATCGCCAAGCAACTAATCAAATGCACTTTCAACAGTCAGAAACTAGAGCAGCAAGAAAATTCGCTGAACGTATGTCTAGCACTGCATTACAACGCGGAGTTGCGGACGCAAAAGCCGCAGGACTGCATCCTAGCTTCTTAACAGGCGGAGCATCTAGCCCTTCAGTTGGAGCCCCGTCAGGCGCCGCTGGAAGCGGACCAGCTGCCTCTGGCACTAGTGCAACGATGAGAGCACCGCAAATTCAACTCCCTGACCTTTTAAGCTTTGGACTATCCCTTAAACAACTAGAGATAGCTGACAGAAAAGCAACAGCCGACATCCTAAAAAGTACGTCGGACAAAGAACTAAATGAGGTCAAAAAGAAACTATTCCAAAAAGGTATGCCTCGAGCTTTGCTCGAAGGAAGAACATCTAACATCATGGAAAAAATGATTGATTGGATGGAAAAGAAATTTAAACAAGACGCCTATCAACAACCAGGCTCTAACCGCATGATCAGACAACCAGACGATGGACTACCTATCGGTCCAGGAAGAAGGAACTAATGGAAAAAGTAGTAATAAAAGTATCGAAAGAAAAAAGAGCTCTTTGGAAAGAAAGAGCAGAAGAACGTAAAACTAAAGAACAGTTTTCAGCAAAAACAATCGTAACAGTTCGACCTAACGGTCGACCCCGCATTCAAAAATGCTTTAAAAACTCTCCGTCGATGACTGAGCAACATACAGGTCATACGACAGACATTAACTATCTAGTAAAGAAATACACACCTGACGAGCTTGCGGCTTATATAGCTGCAAGAAATCAATATCGTCAGGAAGTAAAAGGCCACGATTTCTCAATCGAGCCATCACTTCAGGAAGGAAAAAACGCCATTCTTGTTATGAAAGAAGAATGGGCCAAATTACCTTCTAAAATCAAAAAAGAATTCAACAATGATATGGTTGCATTCTTAAAATTCCTAGATAACCCATCAAACAAAGACAAAATGATCGAACTTGGGATACTCAAGGAGAAACAAATTGATAAACTCACTGGGGACGAGCTTCTTAAGAAAAAAGCCGCGAACAAGGCCGAAGCAGAGCGAAGCGATAAAGAGAACGCGGACAAGGCTAAAGAGTAAAAGCTCTACCCCATGAGGCGTAAGCCTCAGCCCCAGAGGGGAGCTCGAGGGGAGACGCGGCTAGCAGTCTCCCCTCGATATTAATGGAAAAATAAATATTTAATTACCCAGAATAATAAGCGTA